AATCTGATAACTACCGTAAGTACACTGGCAACGTCTTCGACAGACAAGCCATTGATATAGCTGAGACTATAGCTAAGTCAGTGCTAAAAGGTGACCGCATAGGCTTGACTTCTACCCATTATCATACTACCTCAGTATCACCATATTGGGCCAAAAGTTACCACCGAGATGGTCGCATTGGCACACACGTTTTTTACACAGCAACCGAAGGGAAATGAGAATGTTTAACATGACACTTGAGCAACACTTAGAAGAGATGGGTATCCGTCCCAAGTCAATCATCCGTGAGCTAGAGGAACTGCTTGATCCACGTCTGACGTATCTGGCAAAGGGATACTTCAATGACCCCCGCAATGGAAATAATGAGGTGCCGTTCTAATGATTGAAGTAACATACATTGACCACATGGGTAATGACCTATCTGTCGTTAACGCAGCGAGGGTATCTTTTGGTAAGACCAGCGAAATGGAGGATGATGCGTGGGGGCCACCCAAGCTCAAAGAGAAAGATGCAAAGCTGATCCGTTATCTTGCTAGTCACAAGCACATCAGTCCATTCGGACATTGCTTCGCATCCTTCCACATCAAGGCTCCTATCTTTGTAGCACGGCAGCTAGTCAAGCATAAGTTCCTACGTTGGAATGAGATCAGCCGTAGGTATGTCGATGATGAGCCTGAGTTCTATGAACCGAGAGAATGGCGTGGTCGTAGCGCAGACAAGAAACAAGGGTCTGATGGTGTTGTAACTGTGGGAGTACACAATAATGCCTTGTACGGTTATCAAGAGGGTGTATATCAAAGGTTGTTGGAACTCAATGTAGCCCCTGAGCAAGCACGTATGGTACTGCCACAGTCTACTATGACTGAGTGGTACTGGTCAGGTAGCCTTGATGCCTTTGCTGATATGTGTAACCTACGCTGTAAGCCAGACACACAGGCAGAGACACGGGTAGTAGCACAACAGATCGACCGCAAGATGATTGAGCTATTCCCTGTATCGTGGGATGCACTGACGGAGGATGAATGAGGCCAAGAAATGCGGAGATTAACACCTGTATTTACCGCAAACAGTAAGGAGAATAACGATGACTAAACTGTATGACTTAGAGCCAATGATCTTGGACTGCTGGCGTGTATGTAATGACCTTGAGACAGTGTTCAAACAGATAGGTGACGGTTATCCTGAGCCTACACATGATGAACTGATGAACACACTGATAGGTATGCAGCAGCTATACGAGTGGAAGTTTGAGCAGTTGTTCATCAAGTATGAGGAGGTACTTCGTGATAAAGAGTGAATGGAATCGACTAATAAAAGAACGTGAAGACTTTAAGGAGAGCGTAATGGCAGAACATACAGCAGACATCGTGAATAAACCTGAGCACTACGCACGATGGGTCATTGAGCCGATCACATACATCATGCGTAATGCCTTTGAGTTCTGGCGTGGCAACATTGTTAAGTATGTTAGCCGTGCGGGATTCAAGTTGTACCCGGGTAAAACACAGGTTGAGAGTGAGATCATCGACTTAGAAAAAGCAGGACGCTGTATTCAGATGCGCATCAATCTACTTAAGGGAGAGGAAGAGCTATGAGCGATAGTAATATAAGCATCAGAGAGGTTGTCAAAATGTGTCATAGGCTCGCTCATAAGTATAAGGCTGGACATTCACACTTCGATGACTTGGTTAGTGAGGGTGTCTTAGAGTGCTTAGAGGTTATAAAAAAGCTGGAGAGTGAAGGTGAGCAAGCCTCTGACCACTGGGGTACGTTGTATAGGCGAGCTAACAGCAGAATGCACGACTATCTTAACCTGGACTTGTTTCCAGTACAGATACCTACGTCCACTGTATCGAGAGCTTTAGTCAGGGGGCTAGACATTGAATCGCTAGGGGACCAACACACTTGGAGTGATAAAGGTGTAGATCACCTTAGAAACACGTTAAAGGCCGAGATGGTAAATCTAGAAGCTGGTCACATGGTCGGAAACTCTTACGAGGGGGAGTACGAAGAAAAGGACTTTAATGATAAATTTAAGTTGGTTCTAAATGAAAACTTAAACGATGCAGAAAGCCTATATATACACATGAGATTTGTGGAGGATATGACGATGGAAGAGATAGCTGATTTTATGCAGGTTAATAAGTCAGCTATCTCCAAGAGGGAAAAGAAACTTTTAGATAAGTTGAGAGACCTTGTTCCATTATAGCAACACTTCAGAAAAGTTTGATTTGGTGTGGAAACAAGATGGGTTTAAGGTATGTATATATATATGTACCCCTTTTGTTAAGCCCTCCGTTAAGGTAGACCAGTAAAGAAAGAGACTCTAGTATGATTAAAGAGAAGCACGAGAGCATACAAAAGTTACCTTGTCCCTATACTGACTGTGGTAGTAGTGATGCGTTCTCTTACAACACGAAAGGGTTTGGCTTCTGCTTTTCTTGCAGGTCAAACTACCCATCTAATAGCCCCAAGTTTGATTGGGTTGCCAAGAAGTACCCACCCTTGGGGACAGTTAATAGAGAGGACGACGATTTGTTTGATGCAGCACCTAGCCCGATCAGGGAGGTTATCAGGAAGAACGGTGACGGGGAATACCTTCCAATGCGAGGTCTCTCAGAGCGCACTATGGAGACTTATAACGTAAAGACCTACAACAAAGGAGCTAAACAGGAGTATGTGTACCCCTCCGGTGGAATTAAAACCCGCGACCTAAAGGACAAGGACTTCTATGTGTCAAAGGGCTTCAAAACCGATGAGTTATTCGGCATGAATTTCTTCACCGCTGGTTGCTCTAAGACTTTGACTATCACGGAGGGTGAGCTTGATGCGTTATCGGCTTATCAGATGTTAAACAACCGGGATGGTTACATATCCCCTGTTGTGTCCTTGCCCTCAGCAACCCCAAGCAAGTCGTTATGGGAGGTCTGCAAGCCGTACTTGGACTCCTTCGACCGCTTGGTTCTATCCGTTGATAACGATAAGGCTGGGAATGAGATTGCTGATAAGATTTGTAAGATGTTTCCATCCAAGGTGTTTCGGGTATCCCACAACAAGTTTAAGGATGCTAACGACTTCCTAGTTGGCGGTGCGTCTAAAGAGTTTGTCAACGCTTGGTTTAATGCCTCAAAGTACGTCCCAGATAACGTACTAAACACAACTGAGCAGTTTCTTGACCTATTCGAGAACTCGCCCTCTCACAACTACGTCCCAACCGGGATTAAAGCTCTTGATGAGAAGATACTTGGTTTGATGCAGGGGCATTTCACTGTTATTAAGGCTCCTACAGGCATAGGTAAAACTGAGGTTATGCGGCTGTTAGAGTATAACATGCTCAAGCAAGGTATTCCTATTGCCACTTGGCACTTAGAGGAGACTAAGTTACGCAGCTTGTTAGGCCTAGTGTCTTACGAGGCTGACCTAAACCTTACACGGCGTGACCTCATTGAAGAAGAGGGAGCTACAGAGCTTGTTAAAGAGACTATCACCAGTCTTACTGAAAACGGCCTATTGTATCAATTCTTCCTGCAAGATGGTCAGGGGGTCAACGAGCTGTGCGATCAGATACGTTACTTTAGTCAGGCTTGTGAATGTAAATATATATTCTTTGAGCCTATCCAAGACGTAGTTGTAGGAAGTTCTGACGATAGCAAGGAGAGTATGTTGGCTGACCTTTCAATTCGACTATCGAAGTTAGCTGCCGAACTTGACGTTGGTATTGTCACTATTGCCCACACTAACGAAGAGGGAGACCCCAAGTATTGCAGAATGATTGCACAACGGGCCAGTGTTTTGATTGACCTATCTCGTGACAAAGAGGCCGATACTTTGATCGACAGAAACACTACTTCTATTGTGGTTCAGAAGAATCGTCCCGCATCTGTCGAGGGTGTCGCTGGGAAACTCCGCTTTAGTACGGACACGTTTAAACTAAGAGAGGTGAATGAGTGAACAGAATATTCGATATTGAAACAGATGGCTTAAACAGCACAAAGATACATGTCTTGTCTTGGTCCGATGACTTGGGTGAAACAGTTAATTCCACACACGATTACGACGAGATGCGTGAGTTCTTTATGGGGGATGACACTCTCATTGGACACAACATTGTCAGGTTTGACGTGCCAGCGGTGGAAAGTGTCTTGGGCATCAAGGTTAAGGCCCGGTTAATAGACACCCTTGCTGTTGCTTGGTATATCGACCACCATCGTACACGTCACAATCTAGACCTTTATGGGGAAGAGTACGGTGTACCTAAGCCAAAGATTACAGATTGGGAAAACCTTTCTGCTGAGGACTATAAACACCGTTGCCAAGAGGACGTTAAGATCAACTCTAAGTTATGGAAAGACCTCAGCCGTAAGCTAGGTAAGCTGTATAAAGATCAGCCAGGGGACAAAGAGCGACTGTTGGATTACCTCACGTTTAAGATGGACTGTGCGGCAGAGCAGGAGGGGCTACAGTGGAAATTAGACGTAGCAAAAGCTGAGGGGTACTTAGCCGAGTGGGAGGAACTTAAGGCTGATAAGATTAACCAACTAGCAGATGCCATGCCAGAGGTTGTAAAGTACAAAGAAGCCATCAAGCCATCTGAGGATAAGATGTGGAAGAAGAACGGAGAGATGTCTGTTGCTGGAGAAAATTGGCTTGACCTATGTGCTGAGTACAAGGTTCCTACCACCACGGTTAGTTTGCGCGTTGTCCACAAACGAGAGAGGGCTAATCCTAATTCTTCACCACAGGTAAAAGCGTGGTTGGGAAGTCTTGGTTGGGAACCCACTTCCTTTAAGTTTGTTAAGGGTACAAACAACAGCCCTGATAGGAGTGTCGAGCAAGTGACTGTCAATGGAGAACTTTGCCCGTCAGTCTTAAAGTTGGTTAACAAAGACCCTGCTGTAGCCATTTTAGACGGCCTATCAGTATTGTCACACAGGCTTGGTATTATTAAGGGGATGCTAAATGCTCAACGAGATGGTTATGTTCAAGCTAGTATTGCTGGCTTCACTAACACTATGCGGTTTCGACACGCCAAGCCCTTGGTAAACTTACCGGGTGTGGAAAAACCCTATGGCGCTGAAATCAGAGGGTGTCTTATCTGTCCAGACGATTATGTCTTGTGTGGAGCAGATATGACTTCCTTGGAGGACACTACAAAACGACACTACATGCAACCGCATGACCCAGAGTACGTTGAGGAGATGAGTAAAGAAGGCTTTGACCCCCACTTAGACTTGGCAAAGTTCGCAGGTGTCATAACACAAGATGACATAGACTTGCACAACTCCGGGGAGCGCAGCCTCAAAGCACTCCGTAAAAACTACAAAGTGGTTAACTACAGTGCTACCTATGGTATAGGAGCTTCTAAACTAGCTCGTGAGACAGGCATGAAGCTGGCTGAGGCCAAGGAGTTGTTAGATGCCTTCTGGGAACGTAACAAGGCAGTCACTCAGGTTGCAGAGGACACGAAGACACAGGAGTGCATCGACAGTCTTTGGTTATGGAACCCCGTTTCTAGGTTCTGGTACGCCCTTCGTAACGAGAAGGATAAGTTCTCCACGTTGAACCAAGGTACTGGGGTTTTCTGTTTTGACACTTGGGTTTCTGAGTGCAGAAAGGGTGGGGTAAAAGTTATTGGGCAATTCCACGATGAAGTCATTGCACTAGTAAAGAGGGGGGAGGAAAAACTTGTAGAAACTACGATGAAAAGTTCTATGGACTTACTAAACAAGAATTTACAACTAAACGTACCTTTGGGTACTGATGTGCAGTTCGGCGAAAGTTATGCCGATATTCACTAAGTTGTAATTAAATGTCTGAATCTTGGAAACTTTTCAGGATTTAGGTATGTATTATATTATATGGAAACATGCGAGGAACTCGACACATGACTAAATACATGATGGATATGGTACTGCAATATGCTAAGGTTTTCCCTGAGAACGCCGATTACGGAGACCCCCGTGGAAACCGTATCGCAAAGAGCATTGCCGACAAAGGGGGCCAGTACATTGTACAGGCTTACTTCACTGACCCCTCTCAGATTGAGGAGCTTCTTCAAGATGGACTAAAGCCCGTAGTTATGGACAACCCACGAATTATTGATGGGGATGCCCAATTTGGTATTGGTAAGTACATGAAGCTAAAACGTGGTGTCACGGACATCAAGACGTTTACAGACCGAAATGGAAAACCCTTTGAGAAGGACTATGGGGGAGCGCCGGGTATCGTGAACCTGACTGAGGGGGCTGAGAATAAGAGGGCTTGGGTCTTTAGCGAAGATGGTCCTCTAGGTAACGGAACTGAGGCCAAGGTCCAGTTTGACACCTACTCTAACGGGTCTGGCGTAAGGTTACTAAACATTGGGGTTACAAACCACGTTCCTTATTCTGAAGGTGGGCCCTCAGAAGACGATCAACTTTTTATGGTAGGATAAAAACATGAAAGTAACAATCACCTTTGAACACGACAGTGAAGAAGATGGCTTCTACGGCAGCACAACCTTGGTTCGACAAGAGGTTGACGACTTATACGCCTTAGCCAACACGTTTGCGGAGGCAGCAAGGGCTGGGGGATATACTTATGTAGAGGATGTTGCCTTTGAGCGAGATGATGGTCAAATGGTGTTTGGGGGTCTTTGATGAAGGGTGGAAAAGTTCTAATAGACGGGGACATAATTGCCTATCAAGCAGCCGCCTCAAAAGATAAGGACTTGCCTTTAGATGCTATAAACAAGACAGAGGAGATTATGGGGGATGTACTGGAAGCGACTTGTACATTTCCCGTAAGCTCTAATGACTACATAGTTTACCTCACTGGCAAGAACAACTTCAGGTACGAGATAGCAAAAGCTGCCCCATACAAAGAGAACAGGCAGGGTAAGGACAGGCCAAAGTATTTAGAACTAACTAGGCAATACCTTATTGACAGTTATGCAGCAGTGGTTAGCGAGGGGGAGGAGGCTGATGATCTAATTGGCATAGCTGCAACTAAGTATGGTTCTACAACCATTGTTGCGTCCATTGACAAGGATATGCTACAGATACCCTGTTATCACTACAACTTTACAAAAGGGTGGTCTGAAGTGGATTGGTGGTCAGGGACTAAATTCTTTTATACCCAGTTGTTAACCGGAGACCCCGCTGACAACATAAAGGGTGTACCGGGAATTGGCCCCAAGAAGGCAGAGAAACTTCTGGCTGACTGCTACACAGAACACAGCCTTTGGGAAACCTGTCTAAAGGCATATGGGGAAGATATGGATCTTGCAATAGAGAACGCTAGGTTACTCTGGCTAAGACGTGAAGAGGGGGAGATGTGGCTACCACCAGTGAACGAAGGCGACACGCTCTAAGGAATGGCTATAGGTCAGGACTAGAGGATGACATCTCCGTTGACTTAAAGAAGCGGGGTGTAAGTTTCGAGTATGAGACACTGAAGATTAAGTGGACCTTACTTGAGAACAAGACTTACACCCCTGACTTCATTTTACCTAATGGTATTATAATTGAGTCAAAGGGGAGGTTTGTAGCCGCCGATAGAAAGAAGCACTTGAGGGTCAAGGAACAACACCCTGACCTTGATATACGCTTTGTCTTTAGTAACTCTAGGGCAAAGTTAAACAAGGGCGCTAAGTCAACATATGGTGACTGGTGCGATAAGTACGGTTTCACCTACGCAGATAAGAGGATACCCGACGAATGGTTGAAGTAAACAGTCTATTGACACAGTTAATGCAACTTAGTAAAGACCAGCTTGAGGAGCTTGGGTTTCATATCAGTGCCGCCCTAAGCGAACTAGAGTTGGAGCCAGAGGATGAGTAAGACAGTAGTAGTCTTCTCGTGCGCTCACGTTGATCCCAGTGTGAGTAATGAGAGGTTTAACTGGTTAGGTGAGTTCTTATATGACCTCAAGCCTGATTATGTCGTTGACTTGGGTGATGGCGCTGACATGCGGTCATTAAATACATTTGACACTCGTTACCCAGAGGCAATCGTCAGTCAGAGCTATGAGGCAGACATTGAACACTACAACGATGCACAAGAGCGTATTCGATGGAAGTTCAGACACCACCGACGAAAACGACCAGCTTACATAGGGTTTGAGGGGAACCATGAGAACAGGATTAAGAAAGCTATCAAACACGATCCTCGACTTGAAGGCTCGAAGTATGGCATATCTTTTGACCACCTACAGACGAACAGGTGGTTCGACGAGTACCACGAGTATGAAAACTCCGCTCCAGCGATTGCTGATTACGATGGGGTCTCATACGCTCACTTCTTTAGTAGTGGCAACTTTGGGTCTGCTATGTCTGGTATGCACCATGCTAATGCACTACTGGCTCACAGGCATCATAGTTCTACTTGTGGTCATAGCCATAAACGTGATCTTAAGTTTAAAGACGCTTCGCATCCTAATGGAGTTATCGGTTTGGTCGCAGGGTGCTACAAGGGAGCAGCAGAGGGCTGGGCAGGTCAAGCTAACAAAGAGTGGTGGTCAGGCATTGTAGTTAAACGGGAGGTAGAGAACGGTATGTACGATCCAGAGTTTGTTTCCCAGTCACGACTAAAGGCTATGTATGGGCAAACGTAGTGACTTCGACAGAGTACCGAGGGACTACTACCCGACACCTCTAGCTGCTGTTGAACCCCTGATCCCGCACTTGCCTTACTCGTTTGACTACTACGAGCCTTGTGCGGGTGATGGGCGTTTGATAGACCACATAGATAGTCTGACGGATGGTCACAGTGAGTGTATCTTTGCTTGTGACATTGAGCCTAGAGACCCAAGGGTTTGCTTACACGATTCCATTAACATGAGTGAGCAAGACTTCTTGGAGTTGTACATGGCTTTCGGTGGTGCTGACTTGTGTATCACCAACCCACCTTGGGATAGAAAGATACTGCACCCGTTTATCGAAAGATGGATGCAGATGTGTCCAACATGGCTACTCTTTGATGCCGATTGGATGCACACGAAACAGTCAGCTATCTTGATGTCGTATTGCGTTAAGGTAGTGAGCATAGGCAGG